TCATAACTAATGCCACTTAATTCTTCTGGCATTGTATCTTCTTGAGCTGGCATTGCAGTTGGCATCACAGACATGCCTTGTTGATAACCGACTCTGCCGCCCGTTGCTCTTGAAATAGTAACTGGTGGGGCAACTCCAAAATATTCTAAATATTGTCTATAAGCTTCTTTTATAAGGGCTGGATCTTCTGCGCTTTTGTATACAGGTTGATTAGTCTCAGGATCTATTTTTTTAGATAATTCTTCAACAATAGTAGCATATAAGCTTTCGGTTAGTTGAGGTATTTTTAAAGCTGATGCAACTGCTGGATCTTTTTTAACAAGATTATTTAGTGATTTAGAAAGAATAGCTAATCTTTCGTTGGCACTATAACCGTGATCAGGTAAAATGTCTGTAGGTTTTAGGCTTCCAGCTTCTACTTGTCTTTGAATATTAAATTGTTCTTTCATTATCCCTTCAATCTTTTTAATTTTTTCCAGATCAGCGTATGTTTTGCCTCCACCTTCAGAACCTAGAATATCTGCTTGAGCCCCAATCAATGTTTTAAACATATCTGATTCGCTCACGTATCTTGCAGCTTCTGATTCTGCTTTACTTTTAGCATATCTTTGGAAAGGTTCTTTAGCTGCGCCTGCTGCTGTTGCAAAAATACTTCCTCGTGGTTCTGCACTAGCCACATTCAAACCAAATTCAATAAGAGCATCTGCTGGTGTAACTCCTCTTGGCTTATAAGCATATTGTTTTGCTATTTTTTGTAATTCAGGAATATTTAATTGGTCTACTAATTTAGCAGTAGCATACCCCTGTCTCGGAACAACTCCAGACATGATACCTTGGTCGGTATTACCACCTAATCGAAACATGGGTCTTTTTAAAACTCTTGTCATAATTTTATTCCTATGCCATTGGACCAGGCCAGCCTGTTCCCCAAGGAGGTATTGTATTTACAGTAGCACCACCAGCAGTAGTATTACCAGCAGTAGTATTACCAGCAGTAGCACCACCAGCAGTAGTATTACCAGCAGTAGTATTTACCTGTGGAATTCCTAAATGAGGATTCATAATTCCTCCTAGTACCGAAGTCCATCCTAGTGCCGTTTGTAAAGCCGAAGGCTCTTGTGTTTGTGCCGTTTGTATTTGTCCAGTGAATGGAGCTAATTGTCCAAGACCTTGACCATAAACACCCATTCTTTGATATGGTTCCATTGCTGCCATCTGTGCTGCTTGTTGTTGTGCGTTTAATACGTTCTGTGCTTGCTGTTGCTGGATACCACCAATTTGACTTAGCGTTCCTATATCAGCGCCTGCTAATTGAGGAGCTAATCTTGCCAGTCCTTGTTGATATTGTCCCATTCCTAATTGACCTTGAGCGAGTCCCGCTTGTGCTCCACCTAAAGTTAATTGATTGATTAAATCTTGTTGTCTTGCTTGCTGTCCGATACCAAATCCTTGTTGTAACATTTGTCCTTGAAGTAGCGCACGGTTTCTATCAGATTGTGTTTGGTATTCTGCAAGTTGTACACCTTCTCTGCCACCACCAAAGCCACCCATGGCTACGGCTTGATCAGAGATTGCTTGTTGCCTTGCTGCAGCTTGTCTGTCGAATTCTGATAACGTGGCATCAATCACTTGTGATTGATAGGGAGACATATAAGAAGCAATGGATCCTGCCCCCGTACCTGCACCCGTACCTGTTAGTCCTGCCGCGCCAGAAATATAAGGAGCCACTCCGCCTAATGTTGAGATGGCTTGTGTTCCTTGTGTCGCTGCCTGAGTAAGGTAGGGTGAGTAAGCTCCAACGCCAGATGAGGCTAGCGATGCTGCTTGTGTTTGTAAGGGATCTTGTGCTGCAACGGTTGGTGCAAAAGTTGATGTATCTAAAGGAATAGAAGTTAGTCCTGCTAACTGCTGTCCGTAATCTTGTCCTAATTGGTTTACGTATTGTTGTGGTGTTACCTGTGTTTGTAAAACTGCCATTATATAATCCTATTCTGTAATTTTTGTGTATTTGCGAACATTGCTTGTGCGCCTTCTAGCCCTTGAGAGTCTTCAGAAACCTTGCCGCCTGCTTCCAGATGCTCCATAAGGTTTTCCATGACTTGCGCGCCTTCGTCGATGTCCCCGCCGCCCGCTGATCTAACCGCGTCTGCAGTAAATACGAATTCGTTTTTAGAAAGTCTTGCGGGTACATCATCTGCTTTTTCTCGTGCACCTATTGGCACAAATCCGCCTTCTTGTCTATAATCTTTTTCCATTCCACCTAAATCCATGAGTCCACCTTCTTGTGCTGCAACTCGACCGCCTTTAGCTAAAAGCAGAGTTTGCATTAATCCTTTTAATTCTTCTTTTTCTTCGTCTGTTAAAGGTATATTTTCTTTAAGTTTTAACATCAGCTCCATAGCACGGTTGTATTCTCCTCCAGCCATTTGTCCTTCAATACCTCTACCTTTTCCCCAATAATCATCAGGATGTATATCTGCATCATCAGGAATAATTAAAGGTTCTCCTTCATGTCCTGGATCATCTCCATTTCCATTACCTCCAAATCGATACCCAATCCTTCCGCCGTCTTTAAGTGTGTACTGTTCTTGTGGCTTGAATCTTAAAAGGGGATCTGCTTTTGCTGCTTCAGCTGTTGCAAATCTTGATGGATCAATTGCAAGTTGTGCTGGCATCGTGTCATCTGAACGTGTTAAATAATCTGCGAGTCCGATACCTGTACCAATTGTTAGAGGGCCTCTCCAGTTAATTGGATATCTGCCTGAAGCGTCTGGTTTTATATTTTCTAATCCACCACCGCCACCAGTGCCATATAAATCAAAAAAACCTGTTTGTCCTCCAGGCACAATCGTTTGACCTAACTTTGTTAAAAAAGAAGGTTCTCTAGCTTTATTTAAGAGGTCTGTTAATACTTGCTGTTTTGCTTCACCTGGAACGTCTCCATGCTGAGCTCCGGGGATCATACCAGTTGACCCTGCAGCCTTTCCTAACATTTCTAAATTTCTTGCTTTTTCTGCGACAGTGTCTCCAAAAACTAAGTCAAGATCATCAGGCACTCCTGGTATTTTTCCTAATAATTCTCCTAACCAATTCTGTCCAGAGCCTTTTTCTAAACCTATGTGTTCCATTCCTGGAATATTTGGAAGTCCCCATTGATTTAATGCTGCTCCACCAACTAATGCTGCAATTTCTGGATTCTCTTTGATAGGATCCATAATTTTTTCTTGAAACCAGCTTCCGATTCCATATCGCTTTCTTCCATCAAGACCTGCAATACCACCGTAAGCCATTTGGTTTCTACGTCTTTGGGTATATGTTCCTCGTTGAGTTTGATCACCAGTTAATCTAAGGTCTGGTGCGCCTGCGTTTAATGATTGTATTCCTAATCTATTCATAATTTTGTAATGTTGTTATTTTATTAAAGGCAGGGATTTCACCTGAGTTTATATTATTACTTAATTTATCGTAATAAATCAAGTTGTAACATCTCGCTTTTTAATTTCAAGCGCAGAAAGTACGACATGTAGTCGATTGGCAGCAGCCGCAGTAACCTTAATAATTTCGCTCTCCTGGGCGACTAAAGGTGCTGACAGCAGTTCTGAGGTTGCATTAGCCGAGATGGATTTAACGTTAAAAAGGCTAAAAACAGCATCATCCGTGTCGGTTAAGGTCACGGTAATCGTGCTACCGGATCCTGAGTCATCAGACACAAGAATAGATTTAACCACAGCCGTTACCGCTGTGGGTACCGTATACAAGGTCGTTGCTGATGTACCGGTTAAATCTGCTTTTTTATTTACAAATGTATTGGCCATTATGCTAAATAGAAGTTTACGGCTTCTAATTCATCTTTTAAATCTTGTTGAAACGTTGAGTTTAATTTCTGTACGATACTATCCACATCTCTCACAAAGGATTGTTGAAGTTGTTGATCGTATTGTTCGCCGGGTTGTGTTAATGCCTGTACAATTCTAGCCATTAGATGTCTCTGCTCCTTCCACCTAAGGCTTTATCAATTCTTCCGCCGTAGGCTGCCATTTCCACAGGCACTAAATATTGATCTATTTGTGATATATAATTTGTTAACTGATTTCTTTGTTGGTTTGTTAATTCGTTTCCTTGGTAAGATCCTTGGTTTAATATGTTTTGCACTATACCACGTCTTTTTATAGCTTCTTTTCTTTGATCTTCCGTTAATGTAAATTTTTTAATACCCTCACTAATAACATCCTTACCGCTTGCAACTTTCTGCGTGAGACCATCTCCACGTTCATCGGGATTTTTAGAAGGTTTAACTTTGCTCCAATCTGATTTTTCATTCCATTGTGTTTTTAGATCTTTTGTTTGAATATTTGCTGTAAGATTTTTAGCAAGATCATAAGCTGATTTAGGAGCTTTGCCTTTAAGACCAGGTATAAAAGAAGCGAAAAATAAAGCAGGATTGACGACACTAAGAAGGCTACCAAGTCCTAATTTTTTTGCTCCAAGATTAAATACTGCTTTACCTAATTGATCTTTAATTCCTCCCTTTGTCATTGTTGGCATAAGACTATTTATAAGACTTTTTTCTAATCCTGTTTTAGGAACCCAATTTCTTAAATTGGGTAAATTTGTTTTTAGACTTTGTGGATCTGTTTTTGATAGTAATCCTTTTTCCAATGCGTCTTGTATTTCTTCAGAACTATATCCTTTATCTATTAATTCTTGTATTTTGCCCCAATCTTGAGCTCTTTCCCAATCTTCATCTTTTTCTTTTTGTGTTCTTAAATCTTTTTCTGCAATTTCACCAAACTTAGTTGGATCTGCAAGAGGACCAAATTTCTCTTCTTGTTGCTTAGCAATCATTTGCTGTATGTTTAATTTTGCTTGCTCTTTTATATTTGCTTCCCGATCACCATGAGGACTTGGACCAGGAGTTAAACCCGCAATTGTATCTCTCGCTCCTATATCTTCCATTGCTGCTGTTTGTGTTACAGTAGGTGCTGGTGCACTCCATCCTCCGTGCGGACGACCTTCGCCACCACCGCCGCCTGTGTTGCCACCGCCACCGGCTCCAAAATCTCCACCTTGTAGACTTGGTAATCCAGCGGGTCCTTTGTTTGGTCTTCCTCTTAATGATCCATATAAATTTTTATCTATTAAAATTTGTTCTTCTTCATCTGTTATATAAGCTAACTTTGCTTTAACGTGTCCGGGTTTAGACAACCAATATTTAGGAGCCTTAACCATCTTTTGTTTACCAAGATAGTTTTTAACTCCTCCCTGCATTTCGTAATGTTGTTTTAAACTTTTATCGATTGCCATTATCTTCTTCCATCCGGTTGTATATCTAATCTAAACGTACCCAGTTTCCAGTGTTGGGTAATACTTGTATTATCTACTTTTAAAGCTATAGCACGTGCACGAGCTCTTGTATCTATTTTTGTTGTATCTGAGTCTACCTCAAAAGGTCCTAAAGAGGAACTCGCTTCTGTATCGGTTGGATAATTTTTTAAATTTAAGGTAACTCTTGAAGCTCCTGTTTGTGATAAGAAATCAGGTATAACTCTTCTAATTTTCATCATATATTCACCATCACCTGCTAAACCTCTTTGGTCTAAATCAAAATCACCAGACTGAATGCTTGCTGAAATCGCAGTCGTTGCTCCTGCTTTGATCTGATTCGTCCCTGTTTCGTGTTCATAGTAAGTTGTGACACCCTCCGTGTTACCCACGGTTGCATCACTGGTTGCTGATGAATCGTATTCCGTTCCGTGAGGCTTGCCAAAAATTGCAGAATCCGCCCATGTAGATCTTGCAAGTGAACTTGTTGTCCAAATCGGTCTCTCCGTTGTTGAATCCATATAATTATAAGTGACCGATCGATTGTTCGATGCTGCACCACTTCCAGGATAGAACCAAGTCACTTCACCAAATAAATTATTTAATCCTGCATAGATGTGATTTTTAGGAACCGTATTAATGTCATCGTAAACATAATCTTCAACGAGACACGCTAACGATTCAAGTTTACCCGTATATCTAAAGAAACCATTTTCAGACATCCAGTAGGCATTACCATCAACCTCTACCGCTGCATTCTTTCCAATCAATCCACAGTTCGTACCCACTTGTTGAAAGGAGAATACGAAAGGTGCTCCTACAAATCTCATAACGAATAAAGACGTATCGGTCCAAATGTAAATCGCATCACGACCTCTGATCGCTGCCACGATCCGTGTTCCGTCGGCCAGTCTTTGTGTACCAGCAGTATTGGTTGCTGAAGGGGTATACGAGGTTGAAGCATCAATGCTCTCTTGATCTGACCACCTGATGTACATGTCGTCTTGTGTTGATGTTGTTCCAATCGTAGTTTCTGTTCCAAGAAACACTAAGTGACGATCGGGTGTTGATACTAAAGTTTCTATGGCTGCCGTAGGTGCATTCGCTACAATGGTAGCTCTCGTAGAGGTTGCTCCATCAGCATCTGAATCCCATTCAAACGTTGCACCATCAACGATCGTTGCAATGAGTTTATTTCCATAATTATCGAGTGTCCAGACACCAGGAGCTGTAATAATATCACCTGTTTGTGATGCACCCCATTTCGTATAATCCGATGCATCCTTAACCGTTGCTCCATCTGAGTGTGCTGCCGCGGTTGTGTTATCAGATCCTCTTGTAAGCCCGCCTAAAGTTTCTGTACCTGAGGTATTCGATGTATAAGCAATACGCTCATCATCGATGACTACCGTACCTGTGGCAGGAAAAGAAGCCGAATCATCTAAGACAATACTCGTTGATGAATTGGTTAGTGCTCCATCAAGAGTTGATTCTCCAACTCCTAATTTAACACCACTCCAAAGTCCTAGTCCCCAACCGGCTGCTGATTCTTCAACGGCAGGTCCTATAGAATAATAATGTCTTACTCGGATTCCTCCGGATGTGGTTGCTCCCGAT